TGATTTTACTCAGAAAATTCTGGAAAGCACGCAATTGTGCTTCTTGTAAGTTCTTAGAAGAAGTATTTCTAATATTGCGTTTGACTTCCTCGATATTTTGTTCCACAAACTTTCCATCAACAAAAACCCACTCTTTACTCTCCATAATTCCACGCACGAATGCGTCTGGAGCGGATGGGTCAGCTACAATATCTGCAGCTGTAGACAACATAAAGTCGTCTTGAACAACTTGAACACCTTCGTTATTAGTCTTAAGTGATCCCATTGCTCTGCTTGACACGCCAAGATTAGCACCACCATCAAGAAGACCACGAGCGATCATTCCCATTGGAGTTTCTAAAATCTTTGCCTTACCAATATAATTCGTACCCTCTTTACGGAGATCAACGATCAAGTGAGAAACACGATCTAAGTTAATAGATGGGTTTTCTGGATGACCGAGTTCACCATAAGCACGATTTTTTTCAATATACTCTTTCATGTAACGGCCAACTTCTTTGTCCATAACATGCTCTTGATACATGCGGTTGTTACGATTAGTAATATTAGATTGAAGGAATACACCTTCAATAAAATAATTCTTTTTACCGCCAACTTTTTCCTCTACAATAATAGAGGTTTGTTCGAAAACTTCTGTAATTAGTTTCATGGTTATACCTTATCTGGGCTACCCGACATAGTAGTCGAAGCACCAACTCTAGTTTCGTCGTCGTAAGCACCATAAGTAGCGTACTCAACTTTAGTATCCCAACCAGCGACTTTGCGTAATACTAGATAACCAGTTACTGGTTTAGCAACATCGTTTACAATAACGATATCTGCAGTATTATTGATATTATCTGACCAACCATTTTGTGTATAGTCTGCCATTGGCGCATTTTCTGGAGCGCAGGAAAATACATTTTTACCAGAACGAGTGATGCGAGTTCCAGCACCCAACTCACCGAAAACAAAAATTTTAGTAATGTTTACTGTTGGAGTATCAGAGTTACGAGCCTGAGTTGAAGCAGTTAAGTTAGCGATTGTAATTGTACCAGACTCAGCAGCCACTGTATCAAAGTGAATTACTGTTTCTTGGTTAGTGTTTTTTACTGTAGTAAATAAGACAGCCATCTTTTATTCCTCGAGTTCTTTTATAATTCTCATGAAATTAATTTTAGACTCACGCATGTAGTCAACAATTTCATTTTTATTCTTCAGTAAACTATTTAGGTATTCTTGCGTAGATTCATCTATTGCAACCATAGAACCATCTGCAAGGTTATACTGTAATTTACCCTTAAACTCTGCCGTTCTTGATTCTTTAATGGCAGTTACAACTGGGTCCACTGTAAATATATTGGAAGAAGCAAGTTCGATATATGATTCAATAAGTGTATCAGTAATCTTTTCAATATTATGATATTCTCTTATATAATTTGCGACTTTTTCTTTTGGTATAGTAGTGTCAATATGTTCTAACAGTTCTGTATTTTCAATAACTTGTTTAGCGTATTGTCTTGCTTCTTCCAATGTACTTACATTTGATTCGATATGAATCCCATTAATATAAATGTTTAGATCTTCCGTAATGGAAACATCGTGACCATAAACTAGGAAGGATGCTGCAAGTCCAGATTGCTCTAGAACTTGCTTACGGAAAGATCCAAAATACTTTGCCATATTACTCTTCTGTGTCAGTTTCTTCAGATTCTTCGGTTTCTACTTCTGGAGTTCTGAACATGTTTTGTGACATGTCAGTACGCATAGTATCTAATTTTTCTGCTACTTTATCTACCATAACAGAATTAAACGCAGTTTCAATACCAACCGCATCGCCAGTTTCAATCGCATCAATTAAATCACGAGTACTCATTTTTTAGCTCCTTGTTGTTGCTGGTCTTCACCATATCCAGCATTATCTAATTCTTGCTGAGTGGCAACTTGTTGCACACCTTGCATCATACCTTGTTGTTGAGCAGAACTCAACTGATAATCTCCCTCTTTCTTAATCTGAGTTTCAAGAGTTTCAATTTGTTCTTCAGACATACGAAGAACATTTTTCTTGACCCAGTCAACAGAGTAGAACTTACCAATATATGGTTCAATTTGTTGAAGCATTTGAATTCTATTTTGTAGTAACTCAGCTTCTTTCAACTCATTAAACGCATTATCTTTCATAAAGTCGTAGCGGATATTGCTCTTTATAGAGTCCCACTCGTCTTCACGAATAATACCTTTGGCAATCAACTGAATCTTCAAAGCATCATTAAACAAACCAGAAAACTTTTTACGGAGTCTGGCAATATACTTTGTAAATTTCAATTCATCACGACTAATTTCAGAAGCACGACCAAGCTGGAAACCATCGCCAGACTTCAATCGACTTGTCGGCACATTCAATGCCTGATATAACTTCTCTTGGAAATATTGGATATCTTGGATTTCGCCAAGATTTTGACCACCTGGAAGTGTAGTAATTTCTGTTCCCTTACCACCTTCACGACGAGGCATCCAAAAATCTTCGAGCATCGACATAAATTTACGATCGTCACGGACTTCGCCAGTGTTAGCATCGTAAACAACTTTATTGCGATAACGATTCATTAAATCATTAACATATTGTTCTGCTTTAATTTTTGGCAGATTACCCACATCAACATAAAAAATTCTGCGTTCAGGAGCACGGGAGATACGATAGATAACAACAGCATCTTCGATCATCTTAAGTTGATTAACAGGTTTAATTGCCTTATGCAAATAAGACAACATCATACCAGTATTCAAATCAACCATTCCTGAACCACAGTATAACACAGAGTCAAGACTTAATCTAACACCCTGAGTTGTTTGTTCTGTAATTCCTTTATCATTGTAGATATAGTATTCTTCAATACCAACTACAACTTCAACACCTTTTTTATCTTTATCTTTTTTAACATTCTTAATACGACGAATCTTGCGTGGGTCGATTGGTCTTAACTCAACGATACCCTCACGAGGTTTCTTTTCATCAATAAGAATGTGGTAGTTTAATCTACCATCAATATACCACTGGCGAAAAAGATCATGTCCCTTTTCGCTAAATCTTAACAGAGTTAAAACATTTTCAAATTCTTCACGAATTTTCTTTTTAATACCATCAGATACTTTAATATCATCAGCAACGATTTTAACTGCTTCTACATCTTCTTCAACAACAATTGCTTCATTGACAATATCATCAATCGCAGTATCGCAATCTGGATATTGAGCAACTTCACGATAACGACGGATTAGGTCGTTTTCGTTTTTTACATTGCCTTCCATGTCAACAACTAGGGAATAATATGCCCCAGCATTGACGGAAGATGTTACTGTAGAGCCATCATCGGCAGAAGGCATTACCACTGATGGTAAGTCCTTCTCCTTTTTACGCTTAATCTCGAAACCGAATAATTCAGCCATTATAAATCCTCAATAATAAAAAACTCTAACCCTTACGGATTAGAGTGGGAATGTACCTACTGGGGTATTAACTGCAACATTAACTCCGAAAGCAGAGCCAGAAGTTGAAGTATCAGAAGTCCAGTAGTTGTATTGGAAAGTCACATCAAAAGTTTCAATTTGGTTAGTTGTTTCATAATCCAAACCAATTGCGCCAACAGCGATTGGATATGCGTCATGAAATTTATATGCTTTAACAGCTGCGCCATTACGGTCCAACTGATTAACACTCATGTCAACTTGGTAATCTCTTGGGTTAGTACGACCTTCGGTAGTGGCATTTGCCTGAATACCATTTGACCAAATTTCAAAAGCATTTCTGATATTGAAAGATGTATCATTGTAAATAGTAACAGTCCACTGTTCGAAAGTACGCTCACCAGCTAAGTTAATCTGACGACCACGATACTGCATCGCAATGTTTTCAATTGTCGATGTTGGTAAAGTAGTTGCTTTACATAGGAATTGTCCCTGTAAACCAGCGATAGCACCTAGAGTTACATAACCTGGAAATTGTAAGTCCACACGGAACTGATTAGGACGAGCTCCGCCACCAATTAATTGCGCTTTAAAGTCAGCAATATTTGCAATTTTGGGTTCCTCTTTCTTTAAATGTTAGTAATATCTATTTATATAATTATCCACCGATCTCTGTGAAGTTCGCAGAAG